CAAACTATTAATAATTTTGAAAATGAATCTATAGATAAAGTATATTGGGTTGACGGTGTCAATCAAATGAGGGTTATAAATATTGAGCATTCTATCGAAAATGAAGATATTGAAGAATTAATAGATGTGTCAGAAAATGTAATTAACATGGTGGGTAAATATAATTTATCAGAACCTCTAATTACAGATGTAGTTTCAGGAGGGGATCATACATCAGGAATGATTCAGTACGGTTACAATTTATATAGAATAAATTCTTCACAAACAAGAATTAGTTCATTAAGTAAATTAATATCTTTAGATAAAGGTGTTTTAGGTGGAGGTGCTGTAAATGAATTAATAGGTGCTACACCTATTGTAAATATTACCAATATTGACAGTAATTATACACATGTTAAAGTCTACGCTATAAAATACACATCGTTAAATCAAACACCATCTATATCTTTAATTAAAGATGTGAGAATACCATCTAACGGTAATTTGGAAGTATTTGACGATGGTAAAGTAATATCAACAATGTCTATAGAAGAGTTTATGTTTTTAGGTTCAGACATTATTATACCTAAACATATAAACACAAAATTTAATAGATTGTTTTTTGCAAATTATAATGAGATTAATTTTAATTTAGATATTGATACTAGAGCTTATTCTTATAATTCTGCAGGGATTTCTACAGTATATAGTGATTTACGTTTAGAAGGAGGTGTCCCAAGTGGTGATCCTGAAAAAACAATAAATATAGTAAATGACTCAGATTATGATTCTCTAGTATTAGATAAACATGACAGTGTTAATTTAAATTATAATAATTTTAAATTTCAAAAAGATGGTACTACTTTTGGAGGGGAAGGTAAATATATAAAATATCAACTTACTCAAAGTTTAACACCTAATGACAATAATAGATATTTTAAAGATGATGAAATATATAGATTGGGAATTCAATTTTATAATAATTATGGTCAAATATCACTACCTAATTGGATTGCTGATTTTAAATCTTTAAATGAGAATTTAAAAGGGAAGTTTAATACTTTGAAAGTAACTTTAAAACCTGAATTTTTTACATGGTTAAATAACACAAACTTTACATCAGATTACAATAAACCAATAGGGTATAAAATTATAATTGCTGAAAGAACAATTAGTGATAGAACAATTGTAGCTAATGGTTTATTGTCTACAATGATGATTAATGATAAATCTACAAAAGATATACCAGCAAATTATCAAACTTCACGACCTTCTGAAATACCTTATATTAGAACACAGGCTAAAAATTTAATAAAATTACCCAATTTATTAGTTAGAAACTGTAACGCTTCTTCAGATTTTGGAAATGTAAGACCTTTGAGAAATAGTAAACATCTTAGAGATATGAGTTTAAACAGGAGTGGAGACACTGAAATGCAAAGGGCTGAGTTTGGAGATAAAGATACCGCAGGGAGATTTTATCAATTTAATTCAATGTTGCAACTATATTCTCCTGAAATATTATTTGGAGAATATATTCCATTAAGTGAAAGTTTAAATTTGAAGATTAAAGGTTCTTTATCAAATCATATTAATAATTCATGGAATAAAAATTACGACGTTGGAGCACAAGGAGTTGTTGACGAGGCTAAAGCATTAAATGGTTTATCTCCTTTTTATTCAGCATCGTTAACACCCATAATAAATTATCCATATCGACCTTGGGAAAGAGGGTTGGTATGTCATCCAGAAGGTTCTGAAGAAAATAGAGCTATTCATGGAATGTATTATAGAAATTACGGTGTATCACTGCCAAATAATGTTGAGACAATTAATACTTTAGCATTAACAAACCCTTTAACATTAACTGTTGGTACAGATGTAAATTCATTAATTTCAATGGATCCTGGTAACAAGCGAATTCAAATAATCTTAGATGTAGACCATCAAGTTGGCGAGATTGAATATACAATAACTCCTGATGTAGTAAATTTAACTACTCTGTACAATGTAAAGTTAACTTCAGATTATCAAGGAAACAATATCATAAGTTCCTTATCTGGAGTGACAGGTATTCAATCGGTATCGTATTCATTGTTATTAAATTACCCTACTGAAACTACAAGCACAAATAGTATTTATATTATAATAGAATCGTTATCTGTATTTAGTGGTAATATAGACGTGGTAATATCTGACGGTGTGATTGCTACACCTGAATATATTGAATATGAATCATTACTCAATCCTTTCACAATAGACAATACAGCTTCTATTTCTGGAAGTTTATTTACAAAATCTATAAACAACAATAGTTACAATATCTATGGTAGACCCGAAATAACAGAAGTTGGTCAACAAGGTACAAATTATAATAACGACCCTCATTATAGATATACTAATTCTTTAGAAGGGTGTTTAACAGATGGCGATAGTTCTTGGGAAGAAGATGGTATATATAATAGGAAAATAGTATCTATTAGTAGTTGGAATAATAAATGTATAACATTTGTCACAGGTGACAACGATCCTTTACAAGAACATTGGGATAGACCTCCTATTGAGAATTTATTTACCAATTCTGGACTAGGTGGTGATAATAACGGTTTAATAGGAGAACTTGTTAAGTCAGATGTTGAAATATATTTAGGGAATATATATGGAGGTAATAAATATGAAGACAAACGTCGCACAAACTATATTGAAATAGGTGAGTATAAAAAACTTAATTTATTAACACCTTCTATAGATATATCTTCTCCTGGCGATACATTTGTAAATTCTTTTAAATTTATAAGAATGGTTAAATCTAATAGTAATATTTCACAAGGATTTTACACACTAGAAGAACTTGTAGAATGTTTATCGGAAACAACGATTGATTTAAAAAATAGAAATGATATTAGTTTTAATACGTGGGATACAAGATTTCAACCTACTAACGATGAATATCAAAAATATAATGCGGTATATTCACAACAATCTAATTTAATTCAACGACGAAATTTAGATTACAATATTAAAAAAATTAATAATTTTGACAATAATGTTATATCTAGTAAATTAAAATCTGCTGGGGAATTAATTGATAGTTGGACAGATATATTACCTAATGAAGTAATTACTTTAGATGGTAAACATGGTGCAATAAATAGCCTAATCAGTTTTAATGATGAATTATATACAATTCAAGATAAAGCCCTTGCTTTTTTATCGATAAGTCCTAGAGTTCAAGTTACAGGTGGAGATGGTTTAGCTGTACAATTAGGTACTGGTAGTGTTCTTGATAGGTATAAATATATTTCAACAGATAGTGGCACATTAAATAAATGGAGTGTAGTACCAACTTCTGTAGGTATTTATTATTATGATTTATTAAATAAATCATTTATGATGTTTAGTAACCAAGTAAATAGTTTATCAGATATTAAGGGACTGCATTCATATTTTGTTACAAATACAGAGTTAGATGATCTTAAAATAGATAATCCTTTAATTAAGCAAGGAATTTCTTCTGGATATGATCAAATTAATAAAGATGTATTTATGACATTTCATAAAGATAATAATCCATTTACTATTTCATATAATGAAAATCGTAATCAATTTATATCGTTTTACGATTATTTACCAAGTATGTATATTAGTAAAGGTCAGTATTTTATTACTACAAATCCTGATTTAAAATCCATATATAGGCAATATGCTGGAAACTATGGTAATTTCTATGGAAAAAATTATCCATCTTATGTAGTATTAAATGTTAATCCCGAAGCTAATATGGATACAGTATTTGATAATATAATGTATAAATCTGAAGTTTATTTAAATGATGTTGATCAACCTGATAAAACATTAACAGGTGTTAGACTTTATAACGAATATCAAGATAGTAACTCACCTACAACAGTAACTCCTTTAATATTAGGAAGAAATTCAAATCTTAGAAGAAAATTTAGAGATTGGAATGCTATTTTACCTCGTAATAAAGGTTCTAGAGAAAGAATTAGAAACCCTTGGGTTAAATTATTATTACAATTTGATAATAATTCTAATTATAAATTAATTTTACACGATGTGACAATCTCATATTCTGTATAAAACAATACAAAAGGTATAGGTGATATTTTAAAAGATATAATCTATACCTTTTTTTGATTATAAAAGAATTGATAAAACATTAGGAATTTTAATAAAAAAAGATTATTTTTGTATTATAACAAAAATAGATTATAATGATAGGAATTTATAAGATAATTTCTCCTAGTAATAGGGTTTATATTGGACAAACTAGAGATTTTGATAAACGTTTAATGAATTATAAATATATTAATAGTGTAACAAAACAAAGACGATTATGTGAATCATTTAAAAAATATGGTGCTGAAAATCATATAATAGAATTTATAGAAGAATGCTTATTTGAAGATTTGAATATTTTTGAAAGAAAGTGGCAAGATTATTATGAAGTAATTACAGATAAAGGTTTGAATTGTATTTTAACAGAAACAGATGTTTTACCTAGAGTTTATACTAAAGAAGCACTTGAACACTGTAGAAAAATTAATTTAGGTAAAAATAATCCAATGTATGGTAAAAAAGGAATTTTAAATTCTAAATCTAAAAAAGTAATTAACATATTAACTTTAAAAATATATAATAGTTTGTCAGAGTGCTGTATTATTAATAATCTTAATCCTAAATATATGTCAAGAGAACTATCTGGGTCTCGTAAAAATAAAACAGATTTTCTATATTTTAAAGATGATGGTAATTACTTTTCAGAAATTAAATATAAACCAATTTTACCAATTAAAATTAAAAAAACAGCAGAGGAGATTCATTATAATAGGTCTAGTGTTAAATTAGGAAGTAGAAACCCTATGTATGGTCGAAAAGGTAAAGATAATCCAAAGTCTAAAAAAGTAATTTGTACAAAAACAAAACAAGTTTGGGCTTCCATATCAGAATGTTCAAAAGACATTAAAATTAGATGTGCACTATTGTCAAGATATTTAAATAATGTTCATCCAAATAAAACAACAATTATATATTTAAAAAATTATGAATAAAAATGATAAATTAACTCAGTTTAATACTGGTGGCACACATGAAAATAATCCAAATGGTGGAATAAATATAGGTAATAATAATTCTGTAGAAGAAAATGAAACAAAAAGTGGAAACTTCATCTACAGTAACAGAATATTTTTAGATTCTAATATAGTATCTCAATATAATTTACCTAAATCTTTAGTTGGTAAATCTGTTGCAGATGCTACTAAATTTATAGATAATAAGTTTAAAGGTAGAAATGATAAAATTTCACAATCTACTAAAAATGGAATGTTATCTAAAATTGCAGAAGCTCAGGAAGCTATGAAACCTGCAGAACCTGAAATGGAACAATCTCAAGAAGGAATGGTAGACCCTTCTCAAATGGCTTTAGGAGGATATGTTAAGCAGTTTAAATACGGAGGATCAACATCTACTCCTCAATATGACCAATATGGAAATGTTATTCCACCAACTACAACGGATGCTTTGCAAACAGGTTTATCAGATTTTTCATCAACTCTTAAAGCACAATCAAATAGTGAAGATTCTGAAGATCCTGATTCTGAAACTAAAAATAAAGTTGCTGATTATTTACAAGCAGGTGTTACTGCTATTGATTTAGGTAAAACTGCATTTGGTAAACCCGCACAAAATACGGACGGTTTAGCTGCATCCGCACCAGTTAATAGTGGTGGAATGATTGCAGGAAGTGCTATGAAAGGTGCTTCTGCAGGTATGGCTTTTGGACCATTAGGTGCAGGAATTGGAGCAGTTGTTGGAGCTGGTGCAGGATTATTAGGTGCGGGTAAAGCTAAAAAGGCAGCTATTAAAAATTCAAATAATTTTGCAATTAATACTAATAGACAATTTTCAGATCAATATGCATTAGGTGGTGAAATGGATCCACCAGTTAAATCCAATTCAATATTACCATTACGTCCAGATGAACGTGAGCAATCTATGGAAAGATATAAGTTATTTAGAGCTAATGCTATAAGAAGACCTTCAATATCTGATTATAAACCAGATTTAAGAACACCTGAACAAGCAATGATGGATTATCAATATTTAAGAGATAGTGCTAAACCAGGTTTTAATGTTGATAGTGGATATAGACCAAATTTAACAGA